ATTGAATTCACATAAGAAATTCTGGTTTGATTGTGATTGTGGACATCAATTCGATATTCAATTAAATAATGTTAATATTGGTAGATGGTGTCCATTTTGTGCTAATAAAAAATTATGTAGTTCCACAAAAAAATGTAAAATATGTTTTAATAAATGTTTTGCTTCTGTTGAATATTCTGAAAACTGGTCTAATAAAAATGAAGATTTGCCAGAAGAATTATTTAAAAATTCACATAAAGAATATTTATTTGATTGTCCTGAGTGTAAACATACATTTAAACAAAAAATAAGCCGTATAACGAGAGGAAATACTTGTAATTATTGTCATAATCTTATAATGTGTTCACGAGATGAAAATTGTTTTAGTTGTGTTAATAAATCATTTGCTTCTGTAGAGAGAAGTAAAAATTGGTCATGTAAAAATAAAAAGAAACCTATAGAAGTCTTTAAAAGTAGTGCTGAAAAATTTTGGTTTAATTGTCATAAATGTAAAAATGAATTTGAAAGTAGAGCATCTCATATTACAGATGGTTCTTGGTGTCCGAATTGTAGATATAAAACAGAGGATAAATTATATAAAATATTAAGTGAAAAATATCCATCATTAAAAACTCAGTATAAGGTTGATTGGTGTAAAGATAAGAAACATTTACCTTTTGATTTTGTAATTGAAGAGAGAAAGGTAATCGTGGAACAAGATGGAGTTCAACATTGGAAACAAGTTGCTAAATGGAAAACACCAGAACATAATAGAAAGAAGGATTTATATAAAATGACATGTGCTAATGAAAACGGTTTTTCTATAATAAGAATATTACAGGAAGATGTATTTAAAAATAAATATGATTGGTTAAGTGAATTATGTGAAAATATAGAGAAAATTACAAATGAAAACAGAGTTCAAAATATTTATATGTGTAAAAATAATGAATATAAAGATTTTGATATTATTTGAGACTTATGATACCATAATTTTTATTTTTTCTATAAATAATTATTGAGGACCACTGCCAATTTCTAGCGGCGGCCTAAGGAAATCAGGTTGTATTGTACTAGAATTCCAGGGTCCCACATTTAATTGTGGGTTAGGTGGTTCAGAACGAATTTGAAGGTTAGCATTTCTCAATGATTGTCCGACAGTATCAATACCGATATGGTAGCCAGACTTTAACAAATTAACGTTAGCAAGTTCGCCCTTACCAGAAGGGTTTAATTGAGCCCATTGGGAGTTGGTATCCTTAGGCAAAAGTTCAGCAGGATTTTGAACATTAGGATTAGAACAAGAAGAAGGGATACCAGGCATAGAAGTTTGAGCACCATTAGCAGAAGCAAATACTTCATTATGACCTAAAGATTCTGAAGGACGAACGGCGGCAGAATAAGCAGCATTGGTATTTTTATACTGGGTTTGCATTTGAGAGTTAGATTCATGTCCAGGCATTCCTTTGGCACCTAAATAACCAGCGAATGCATATACAACATATGCTAAAATTAGTAAAATAATTATGGCTCCAATTCCGTAGTCATTCCATAGTTTCTTTAAAGAGACACTCATTATATAAAATTAATGATAAAATAATTTTATGATTAATATTAATTATCCTAAAATATTCTTTTCTTAAAGACCTTCCAATTCACTCTCTGAAGCTTCATCGATTTCAGCATCAAAATCACTATCACTATCATTAATATTTTCAATCATATATGTTTTCTTAATATTCTTTGCTTCTAAATAAGCTAAAATAGCACTCCTTTTTGCTTGTTTTGCTTTATTTCTTGCTTCCTTATATAATTCAAAATAAACTTGATTTGGTTTTTTTAATGTTATGGATGTATCATTTTTCTCTAAATTCAAATCGTTATTATTTATTTCTTTTAAATCATCATTGTTTTGCTCAATATCTTCCATTAAGTCTTCAAATTCAATAGATATGTTTTCTTCTTTTTCTTCTTTTTTTTCATTTGTTTGTAAAATATCTATCGGTTCGATTTCTTCTAAAGTTTCTAAAGTATCTAAAGTTTCTAAAGTATCTGGATTATCTAAAGTATCTAAAGTATCTGGATTATCTAAAGTATTCGGTTCATTTTTTTCTTCAATTTGTTCTTCATTGTTATTTTCTTCTATTAAATTATTTGATAGAGACTGTTCAACAGTAAAATCTTCTTTTACATCATGTTGTTGTTCATCCGCAAAAGTTTCTTGTAAATCAACTGGTGGTATAATTTCTTCTAAAGTTTTATCATTTTTTTTATTTGTTTTAATTAAGCAGTTATCAAATATTGGCTCATTATCTAAAACCATAATTTGTTTCAATTCAATTTCAATTTGGAAATTTCTCGATGTAAATTTTATACCTTGTATGTCTAAAATAGATATAATCTCAGTTTCAGGAGTTACATCATTTATATTTAACATGATTTCTTTTTCGTTATAAATTTTAACAGCTGGAATATCGTCTTTATTATTTTTAATGTTAGTTCTCAATAAACAATACTTGCCAGATTTATAAACTCTAATCAATGGTGTAAAGGCTGTTTCAATATCAGATTCCTCTAAATTACCTTGAAACCAATCATCTTTTTTTTCATAAATAAGTTTATGACATTTTTCTTCTAGATTTTCAAACCACTGAATAATGGTTTCTGAATTTTTATCAAACATTAAATCACAATAATATTTTTTACCACTTTTAACAACTCCTTGTCTTGTTAAACTTTTAAAAGTTTGTATATATAATGGTTTATTATTTAATTCGATTTTTGTAAAATATGCGCCACCTTGAATGCCAACGGGATGTGCTAAAGAAAGTTTTGAAAAGTCAAACGATTCATTTGGTTCAATTATATTTTCCATATTACTCAAAATACAGAAAAATAAAAATTTTTTAACACGCAAAATTATTCTATTAATTCTCTTTAAGATAAGTATGAAGGATTCAATTGTTCAACAATGTTTAGATATATTAAAAAGAGAAGACATAAAAAATGAATTTAAAATATTATTAAAACCTGTTATGAATTTTATTTTGTATGAAATAAATCCATATATTTACATTATTATGTCACTTGTATTTTTAATATTTATAATGATATTAGCAATTCTTATAATTTTAATTCTAATAATACGAAACAAAGAAGTTTTTAATAAATAAATTTGTGTTAAACTTTGCGGAAGAATTTTAGGCAAATATTTTTATTCTCACCAGACTATATAATGGCAAGACATAGTCGCATGCATACTCGCAAACATGGAAGTCGTAAACATGAAAGTCGTAAACATGGCAGTCGTAAACATGGCAGTAGAAAACATAGAAGTCGTAAAATGAGAGGTGGTTCATATACAGATGCAGCAAGTTATGGAATGTATGTTAATGGTACAACTGGTTCTCAATGGGCCAGAACTATGGATCAAACAGGACCTTATGGTCAAGTTCCTGGAAACACTATTATCGGTGCTCAAGGACAAAATGTTACACCAACATCTCAAATGCCTACCAGTAATAACTTAAAATTAATTCAATCAGCAGGACGTAAACATAAACGTGGAAATAAACGCGGAGGATTTATAGGTGAAGTTGTTAACCAAGCTATTGTCCCCTTTGCTCTTTTAGGCGCTCAACAAAGTTATGGACGTAAGAGAAAAACAAGAACAAATAGAAGACATTAATTTTTAATATTATTTATATGTATATAAATGTATATATATAAACAATTTCGTGAATACAAACCCCTTAGTGAAATGGAGGGTATACAATGGTTTTCTCAAATTAAAAATTATGGAGAAACATATGGTCCTATCTTAAAAAAATATAAATTTATAAAAGATCCTCGTCTTTTAGATATTGGTAATGCTAATATTCGTCAACAAATAGTAGATACAATTAACAAACAAGACCCTGAGTCAAAAATAGAATATTATAGTGATCCTAATAACCAATACTCCGGTGGAAGAGACAATTATAAATATCATAGTTTACTTAAAAAATATTTTAGTGATTATGATGGAACAATAATAGATTCTAATAAATTAGAGGGGAATGATAAATATACAGTCGAAGATTTAGATGGACCTACTGAAATAGTATTATGGAAAGATTTTACTACTTTATTAGAAGAAGTGAATGACATTGCTCAAACTTCAGGTAGTCAGTTACGTAGAAGAAAAAATAAAACGAAAAATAAAACGAAAAATAAAACGAAAAATAAAACGAAAAATAAAAAGTCTAGAAAAAAATTTAGAAAATATAAATAGAAATTATATTAAAGTTATTTAAATATAATTAAAATATGAGTTTTGATAATAAAATTCAACAATGGGTTCAAATTGATAATCAAATTAAAAAACTTAATGAACAAGCAAAGCAATTGAGAGAACAAAGAAATACACTTGAAACAAATTTAACAAATTATGCAAAGTCTAATAATATATCTAATACAACAATTAAAGTTAATAACGATAAACTTAAATTTACTGATACAAAAGTACCTGAACCATTAACTTTTAAATATTTAGAGAAAACACTTGGAGAGATTATAAAAAATGAATCTCAAGTTAAGGTTATTATGGATCATATAAAACAAAAACGTTCCGTAAAAATAGTGCCTGAAATAAAGCGGTTTTATAATAATTAAATTATATATCAAGTATTTATATGAGTGAATTGGATTATATTGGTGCAGGTGAATTAGTTTTTAATAATGATATTGAAGGAGGTATTCATTCTGGAGGATTTAGTGTTAATTCTATTATGTTGAAAAATGGTATGTCTCCAATTATGACATTTAATACTGAACAAACTGGTGGAAAATTAGATAAAGTTTCTGATTTATTTAATGATCTTGTTGTGCCTAATTGGGCATTATCATATAACAATCGTATTATTGATGGAAAATATAAAGAAATTGAGCATAACGACTCTGATAGCGATGATGATGTTATAGAAGATGATTTACACGAAAAATTGTTGGGGCTTGTTAAAGAGCATAATGTTAAAGCAAAATCAACAAAAAAGAAAACTACCAGGAAAAATAAAAAATCTTCTAAAAAAAATACAAAAAGAAATAGGTAAAATATAATATTTATATTAAATTATTATTTTAATATAAATAATGGTTTTTGGATTTTATAAACATTATTATGATGATTATTATGATGATTATTATGATGATTATTATGATGATTATAAAGAGTGTTTTATATGTTTTGATTATAAAACTGATTTTGAAAAAAAAACTACAAGTTTACAAAAACAGCAATTATATTTTAGTAATTGTAATTGTGATATAGCTATTCATAATGCTTGTTTGAAAAATTGGATTTATCACAATAAATCATGTCCACTTTGTAGAAATAATATTGTAGAATATAATATTGTAGAACATGATATTGTAGAACATGATATTGTAGAAAATAATGATATCATGATATTTAAATTTTACTGTTCACCTTGGGGGATAAATTTTTATTTATTTACTAAAAAAATATCTATTTATGTGTTTAAATTTTTATTTATTATTTCAGTTTTTTATTTAATGATAGAACTATATTTAACTACAGCTAAGTCTTGTTACATACAATATGAACCTACACCTATTTTATAAGAAGAATTTTATTTTACACCTTTGAACATTTAAAACACCGACTTTTTGCATTTTGATAAAATTTATTAATGTATAATTATAAAACTTTGAGAAATAAACAATATTATAAATATGAATAAATAAAATGTTTATTATTTTTTATAATATTTTCATCTTTTAATTCTATAATTTCATTTTCTTTTATTTTTCTATCTATAAAATTTTTTATATCGGAATAGTCGTAATCGTCAAATATTATAATGCCTTTGCTTGTAACTAATTTTTTACTATTTATATAATCTTGTGAAAATATATTTTCTGTATGCCCTCCATCTAAATGTATTAAATCATATGAATTTATATTATTTTGATTAACGCGAATATACTCAGATATTGTTTCAACGGAATTACCGAATATAATATTTATTTTCGTATGAGGAAATTGTTTTTTAATATAATTTAATGTAGGTAATGTATATTTATGATTCCCTAAATCAAATAGTAAATATTCAGCCATAGGGTTGATAAGTAACATCAGTAATAAACTATGACAAGCATTCACACCGATTTCTATTATTTTTTTTTTATTTTTACATAAATATTGTAAATTTTTAATTTTACTTTCATTCTGAGTAATAATATAATTATCTGGTCTTATATCACATATTAAATTACCTTCAACGCGTTCACCAATATCTTTTAAAATTTTAGTAATATTTTTTAGATGTATATTATTTAAAATCAAATTAATAGACATTTATAATTATAAATATTTTTTTTTATTATTTTAAACTTATTATTATTACTACAAATAAATCGGCGTTTTAAATGTTCAAATGTGTAATTATATAAATACAATAATATTATCATAATAATATTATAAAATATCAATAATTTTTATTAGATTTCACCCCATGTATTATTATTAAATGGTGAAACTAATATTTCATCTAATTTAGTTTTCATTAAATCAACTTTCTTTTGGAAAGCAATATCCTGTGGAGTTTCTGGATAAGGTGATGAAGTTTTCATTAGTTCTTCTTCGTCTGAAGTTATTTTTGGCTTATATCCATAACAATTTACACCAAATTTAACGTTAGGATTTGCTATATAACCGCCATTTACACCAGTTCTTCCGCAATCATTCTCATGACCAGGAATAGTTTGTAGAGTATCATATGTTTTCTTTTGAGTTGGAAATAAAGCTAATTGATTGTCTGACCATCCATAATTACACCATTCAGCACCATTATTATAAGATTTTTCTATTTGGTCATAAGATGCTAATTCAGCACCATAAGCAGTACATAATGCTTTGGCATTATCATAAGTATAATAATTACCTGGAATATTAAATACTTGCTTTTTAAATTTTATTTCAGGAACAGGTGTTGGCTGGTATGTACTTTGATCAACTACTATATCGACTGTAGTTTTTGGTGTAAATAAACCTTGAACATAAGCTGTCACATTTATACTAAAAAAGTATTGTAAAGCATTTACTAAAATTAAAATTACTAAAATAATAATAATGATTACTACAAATATACCACCACCTTTCGATTCTTCACTAGTTCCTAAATTACCATTTCCTAAAGATGATGAAAAAGCATAGTATGATACAACAGTTAGAATTATTATAATAAATACCATTGGATTCAATATAAAATTATTCAAATTATTATACATATTAACTGGATCAGTTGTTGTTGTTGTATTTACTACTTCCATTTATAATATATAAATAGTTAAAAAAATTAAAAGTTATGTTTTTATAGCTTTTTCCTGTAAAATAATACATATGCTTTTGGAGAAACAATTGATTCGTTTATTCCAACCTCTGTAACAGATGTATCATTATAGTGATACCATTTTCCATTCGCATTTTTAACGTATGAAGTATAATGGCCTCCCATTACACCACCACTATGATTACAAACCCCATATAATTCATACTTAAAATTTTGCTTTTTATATCCAATAACATAATCTGATAAATCCAAATCATCCAGAGGAAATGTTACATAAATTTGATTTTTTTGAAAACGATTATTAAATCTTTTTAAATCAATTGCCAAAATATTTGGAAATGACCAAAATAATATTTTTTTTCTAATGTCTATCTTTTCTTTGGTTTCTTCATCTGTATAATCTTGTATTATCTCTCCTTCAACATAATGATTAAAGCAGTCAATTAATGAAGGTGATTTATTGTTGGATGGAATAGGCAAATCTACCATAAAAAATGGTTCTGGATTCATACTTAAAACCTTTCCGTTATCAAGTCTTGTAATTTCTGAAACATTTACAGCGTAAAATAGATTCCAAATTTCCGAATAATCTTTTGAATACGTGTTTTTTACCATTTCAAAACATTTCATGGCAAGATTATCTGTATCACTTTGTGGATTTCCTGAAATTGTTATAGTTATTTCTCTTGAAATAGATGTATGAAAACAATCTATTAAAAATAATAAAAATTCTGATACATCATTTTGTGAATATCCTGTAAATATTTCCATATTTTTTAATTTTGCTACTTTTTGAATTGTAGATATAAATTTACCAGGCGAAATAACACAATTGTTATTCCATAAAATTTTTCTTAAATTATCCCATTCAATAAGCAAAGCTGAATCATATTTATTTTTTAATTTATTTTTATATGATTCATTATCTAAAAAATTATTAAGTTCGTAAGTGTGTGATAAAACTTGAATACATGAATTTATAAAACAAGTATTTCCAAGATTAGCTAAGCCACTTAAACCTTTATTTTTATATTTTGTCACGTCCATTTAATATTATATAATTATATATTTTATATTTAAACATATTTCATAATATATATATATATTATGGATAATAACTATGATGTTTTTACTTCAAATAATCGAATTATATTTTTATCGCATATTTTAAATAATATGTATAATGATAATCTCGCACAAATTAATACACTAATTGAAAGTATACAAAATTTAAACAATTCAAATGACCAAATTCGAAACACGTTAGTGCAATTATTAAATATAAATCAAGAAAACAGAAACAATCCACGTAATTATTCTAGAGGATTTAACAGCAATTCAAATAATTTTGATAATAATTTACCAAATGATAATACATCAAGTATAAGTTATTTAATTAATGAATATACTATTCCTATTAATAGAAATAGAAATACAAATAATAATAGGAATAGAAATACAAATAGAAATACTAATAATATTAGAAATAATATTAGAAATACTAATACAAATAGACTTTTTCCAACGCAAACCATAATGGATTCTTATAATATATTAGAGACTCTTTTTCAGCCAGTTCAAATATATCCAACACAATCTCAAATTGAAGCTGCTACCAGAAGAGTTAGATATTGTGATATTGCTAGACCAATAAATATGTCTTGTCCTATTTCAATGGATGAATTTAATGATAATGATATGGTTACTGTTATCAGACAATGTGGACATATATTTCACAATGAACATATTATGAATTGGTTCAGAAGTAATTGTCGTTGCCCAGTATGTAGATATGATATAAGAGAGTATAATTATAATGTGTCTAATATATTTTTAAACAATACTCAAGATTCTTCTGGTAATAACGTAGAGAGAAATAATACTAATAATACTAATAATACTAATAATACTAATAATACTAATAATACTAATAATACTAATAATACTAATAATACTAATAATACTAATAATACTAATAATACTAATAATAATACTAATAATACTAATAATAATTCAAGTTCAAATAGAAACCTTTTTATCAGTAGTTTTTTTGATACTTCAGGCAATTATGTTAGTAATCAATTAGATAATGAGTTATATAATATTTTTAACGCATTCAATAGAAACCGAAATTTCTGATAATTTATATTAATATGATATAAAGATTTTTTTACATATTAAATTATGACCAAACGTATTAAGGTAATAAATAATAACAAAGAAGTAATTGAGTTGACACGTGAAGAAATTAATCAATTAAATGATGATGAATTAGAAAAAATTTCAAAAAATGATTTATTTGATAAATTTTATAATTGTGGTATAAATATCTCTTCATTCATATTAAGAACATCAATAATTTCATTAAAATTATCCAGTATTTATTTGTTATGGATTTGTTTACATTATTTTTCAGCACAGTTATATGTTAAATTTTGTGTTCCAAATACTATATTAGGATTTATTATGTCACCATTTATAATAATGACACCTCATTGTCAAGGTCTTAGATGGATAGTATATAATGCTGCGCATATTATTAATAATATGTGGATGGTTATCGGATCTTGGATATATTCTATGATATGGATTATTGGCAAATAAAAAGTAGGTGATATGTAATAGATAAAATTATATCTTAAAATGATATAAAGGTAATATTTGTATATATTTATAGTAAAGATGACTACACGTTCTGGATTTAGATGGTCTGTTAATGAAGTTCTCGCTCTTCAGAGAGAATTTGAGCTATTAGGTTTGACTATTGATGAAATTGCGCAAAAGCATAATAGAACAACTAATGCTATTATATTTAAACTTGATCAAGAAGGTTTTGCTGATTATAATGATTTGTGTAGTAATTATAATTCAGAGTCTAATGATAATTCAAGCGAGATTTCACTTGAATATAATTATGACGATAATGACAGTGATACCGAATATAATAGTGAAAATGATTTATATAATCTTTCACATAGAGTCCATAATATTGAAAAAAATATTGTAGATCTTAATATTAATATTAAGAATATGTGGTCATATATCAAACAATCAAATCAAATAGGTAGTGGTTTGAATTAATTAAACTAATAAATAAAAAATTATTATTAGCAATTTTTTATTTACTAATATTTTACAATACTTATCTTCTTCTGTATTATTTTTTAATGAAGAATTTAGTTAAACTTTGATTTCCTAATTTTTCATTATTTGTTTCTCTTAAATATTCATCAAATAATAATGCCTTAATTTCTTTACATCTAAACTGTTCTAACTTTTCTTCAAATTTATCTTCATCATCAATATATTTGACTTTTAATAACTGTACGTCTTTTTTATATTTTAATAATTTAGGTCTTTTATTTTGAAATTGCCATATTTTTTCAAGAACTAAAGCAAACAATTGCTGAACCGGTTTCATAATTTGATTCGTAATATAAAATGAATAGTCAATTTTTAATTTATTTTCAGCAATAAATGATGGCGTCTCTATTTTTTCTCCTTGTAAAACTTTCTTACCTGGAACAGCTATATAAGCAAATGGAATTCTATCTCCGGAACTTGGTTTATTTCCAGGGTCTCTTGCTGTTATTCTATCAGCTAATACTTTATGAGCAATTGACTTTGGGTTTTTATAACCAGAACGCAGTGATTTAGTAATAATTAATTTTTCAATAGGATATTTTTCATCTACAATATTTTGTAAACAATTTTTTAGAAATTGAACAGCATCAGGAATATTCTGTTTTTTCATCAGAATATCAATAATACCACCATATACATCTTTCACTATTGGTGCATTATCTCTACGCTTCAGTACAATACCCATTTCTTTACGCTTACATTTATTAGGGTCTGTTTCGTAAAGCATACCAACATATCTTTTTTTAGATAATAAACAAAAGGGCATAAATGTTTTTTCATACTCAAAATCATGTGGTGCTTTTAAAAATCTTGCTGCTATTTGACCTGCTTCTGTAGCTAATTCAATTGTAATTTCTAAAGCATCCTTTCCACGAATTGGTTTTCCATCTGGTGTTTGTAAATTAAATGTATAAAATACTGAGTCTGTATTGTGAACGATTATATTTCCTATACCTGCAGCAAAGTGATGATTTTCAGTGGTTAAATCATATACGTATCCACTATATTGTATTTCCTTCATTTTTTTTATAGCAAAAGGATTTTTTCTTTGAGATAGTTTGGTCATAGTAATTCTATAAATATCAGGTTTATCATTTCGTGTATTAATAGAAGTTAAATAACCAATGCTTTGTGCTAATAAACAAATATTAGACGTACTTATTTGACTTTTTTGGTCTATTCTTACGTATCCATTTTCGTCTTTATCGCCATCCGCATCATATAACCCTTCAAAGAATGCTTCTTTAATTTCTTTTTTCCCATTTATAATAGAGCTAGGAATTACTTTATTTTTATTAGAATACATCAAATTTCTATAATATTTTGTAAATAAACTAATCGACCCATAAGAATTATTTCTAGGACTTATTTTGTAGACATGTGATGTATTCAGTGTATTCATAACAACCCATTCGTATTCTGAATATACTTTTTTACATAATTCTAAATATTTGTTAATAATTTCAAGTGATGCATTATTTAAAGCCCAAGACGATTTTTTTCCAGAAGGACAATTGTAGTTTCCACAACTTCCATCTCCAAAGAAGAATCCCATAATTTTTGCTTCATCCAGAGTTATTTCACAAGAATTGTTACTGACTGGGAGTTTGTTATGTAATAACTCAGTTCCTAAAGAAACATCTTTTGGTGAAATTTCCTCGCCATTAAGTTTAATTAATGAATGGTCGTCTGTAACATCAACAACTCCTGTATGTGTTAATATACGGATCATTTTTTTATGACTTGCCAGTTCATGACGAATAACTCTATGTAATTTAGTCCAACCTTTTTCAGTCCATGTTTCTACACCATTTAATTCACAAAATTCTTTGTCTTGTTTTCCACTCTCAGTTGATTTTATCCAATTATTATTTCCATATTTATTTGCTAATTCTTCAATAGTAAGAATTTCTATTTTGTTATTTTGTTTAATGTAAGTAGGTGTATAACTAGCTACGCTATCACCATATATATACTCAGCATTTGTCAACACTAATCCGTGATTTGTCGTTTGACAAAGTTTATTTGAATAACATTCTTCGATAATACGCTTTCCATATGTTAGTAATTTACGACCAATTGCTGTTGTACAAGCTGCTATATCTTTTTCATAAAATGAACTTGTTTTCGCACCGCAACCACCATATAATGAATTAGCTGTTACCTTATAACCAAGCTGTCTTTGTTCTAAGACCTGTTTCATAAATTCATCCGATTGATTTGGAATCATTTTTCTGGTAGATTTTCTTGCTTTAAGCAATTTCTTAAGAATAGAAGGCATGATAGCTGATTCACCATCCGAAAATTGGGCGTATCTACAAATTTTATGACCACATTTATTTTTTTCTGCTGCTGCTTTTGGGTGCTTTCTAAAGTATTTATAAGTATCATATTCAACATCTACATATTCATAGTCAGAAAGATTATCATAAATATAATTTCCATCATCATCTTTGATACCCTGTTCTTCAATAAGATTTCCTGCTAAATCAAATTCTTTTGTCCAAACCTTACTATCATGTGATATATTCTCACTAATCATTGAACTTGGATATAGAGAAGCATAATCATTACAAGCAACTGGATTATCTAAATATAGGTCACATTTAGGTGGCAAAACAATAGCACCTTCGTAACCTTCATCTAAATCACCTTTTTCAATGACAGGAATTAATGTTCGAATTTTGCGGCATTCGTTAGCAATCAAACTTTGTAATTTAATACCTTGGCCTCGCATTACAAGGAAATTAATTGGCACACTACAAATCTTTGCCATTTCAATAAACCCAGTAAGAATATCTGACTTATTAAATAAATAATGAACCAAGTTACAATCCTGAATACAATATTTTGCGATAACTGATCTGTCATCTGCTGTTCCATTTGTCATTCTAAAAATATCTTTTGGTGTAACATCGTCCTTAGCTAAACACCATCTTACCTTTTTATCAAAATCAGGATCAATAACACCATCAATTGTAAAATTTCGATTTATTTTATCAATTGTAGTTACCAAAAATTTCGCACCATCTGCGTAATAATCTATGGAATGACCAATCTCTTCAATATGAATATAACTACCAACCAATAAACCAGTTAAATTACTCGTTGAAATTACAGAATTATTATCATTATTCTCTATTTTTTTGACAAAGTCTCCAATAAAATTACCAGCTACATAGTCCAATTTATAACTGGTCAAATTTTCGGTTCGTCTGTAGAAATTATATAAATCAACCTGAAGACGACCATTCATTTTAATGAATTTCAAATCATGCTGACCACTTGCTATTTGAATACTACTTTCTTCAATTTTCCATTTTCCGGAATCCTTATCTCTTGTACCACATATTTCATCTTTGTTCCTTCCAAGCTTTAAGAAATCTTCAACACAATGATTTTCTTCTGCACGATGAAACATAAATTCATAATCAAAACCAAATATATTATAACCAATAATTATGTCAGGATTTTCTTTTTGGACTAATTGCTGCCAGGCTAATAATAATTCACTCTCAGTTTCGTATGTTTCTATTTGTGAATTTTCCATTGGAAGTTCTGAACAAGTGTTTAAAACAATACAATGATTAAAATGAGGATCTTTATTACCATAATTCATAAATGTTGAACCAATAAAAGTAACTTTATCACCTTCTAATTTTGGGAACACCGAATTTAATGATAAATTTAATTCAATTAATTTACCTTCACGCTCATATTTTTTATCTAAAATTATATCAATAATTGTCGCTTGTTTATTGGCATATTCTTTGACATAATTACTATTACTATATATTTTATTACCAAATGGTTCTCCATTACTATTTTCTCCATCACCACTTTCTCCGTTCACTTCATCATTTTCTGCTTCAATTTCTTTTGATTTTGTTTCAAACATTTTTTCAATTGAATTAGCCTGATTAAAATCGTCTGTTTTTTTAATGCTTCTAACCTTACATTCAAGCCATTTATTACATAATTCAACAATAACTTCTTTTGAGTTTGGGTGTCTCTTAGGATAAACTAAATCAATACCACTTGTATTTCCATAACCAAATGCAGTAAGAATAATATTGGTTAAAATTGGCCTGATTGTAGTTTTATTAAATTGATCAATACCAACATCTTCAAAATACTCTACAATATTGGTAGCTAATTTTTTGTAAGTTTTAATTGGAACAGGAAAATCACCATGACTACTACTAGCTTCAATATCAAAACTCATTATTTTATAAGGAACTCTTGTTTCCTTATCATTTAATGAAATTATATTTTTAATATTTATAACGAACTCATAATCACAATTTACTGTTTTTAATTCATTTTTTCTTTCGATTGCTTTTTTCTTTGGAATAGCAATCCATCCAGACGGACTCATGTCTTTAATATGGAAGAAACGCAATAAAGGTGGAATATTCGCTTCATATAACATAATATTTGTATTTTTATCAAAACCAGTATAACCATTTTTCAATAATTGATGACCTTCACTATAATCAGTAAACCATAAATTTTTTGCTTTATTAAATGCGTTTAAATTTGCGAATTCAATAAATATAAATTTGTGTTCTTTTTTATTATCAAACCCATATAATTTTTTTCTTTTTATAAGTTTTGCTTCTGTAATTGAGTTTGAATAGAACTTTCCAATTTTACCTTTCAAATGCTCAATAAATTGTTCTTTCATTCTAATATTCCACTTGTCATTAACCATCACATAAAAGAATGGTTTAAAGCCTTCGACATTTACAGAATAAGTTTTACCATATTCATCAACACCAAACATTTGAATCATAAATACATTTGTGTCTTTATATGTATTATCTTCATCATCATTATCTCTTGATGAATCATGTGTATTATAAAAGTTATAGTCAAAAACTCTGAATATGTGCTCCATTTTTATTCTTTATTGTTAATTTATGTTTATTATATTTAATATTAATCAATTTTATTTTATTTTTACAATGTATTAAATATAATATTTTTAGATTATATATGAGTAATAAACCGATATATGCTATTGCTGTATTTAATAATAATATAAAAGGTTACGTTAAATTTACAGAAGATTTCAAAAATAATGTTATTGTAATTGATTTACATATATCTGGTCTTAAACCAAATAGCGAGCATGGTTTTCATGTTCATGAAGCAGGAGATTTAACTGATAAATGTACTAGCATGTGTGCTCATTTTAATCCTTATGGTAAAACACATGGGTGCCCAGGTATGACAAATAGACATGTAGGTGATTTAGGTAATATTCATACTAACAGTAAAGGTGAGGCTAAATATTCATTTTATGATAATGTTATTAAACTTAGAGGAGCTAAGTGTAATATTATTGGTAGAGGTTTAATTATTCATGAAGACGAAGATGATTGTGGACAAGGAGGAAATAGCGAAAGTTTAAAAACTGGTAATGCTGGAAAAAGAATTGCTTGTGCTGTTATCGGTTATTCAAAAGAAAATTTTCATAAGCCATGAAATAAACTAATTTATTTATTCAGTCAATAAATATTTATTTCTTGCGACTATATTTACAATATTGCCTTTGAGAGAAACCTTTTGGTCTATTACAATTTATACTGCGTTTATATTTTGCCGACCATTTACCTCCCGATTGTTTTCTTGATTTTCTACTATGTCGTTTTTTTCTATGAGTTTTATTAAATTTGTGTACTCTTGGTTGCTTCTCAGATATAGTTATATTATTTTCACCAGTTTTAAGTTTAATCCATTCAATAAATGAGTCAATTTTTCTGTCTTTATTAGAAATTTGAGAGTCTTCATAAGTTTCCATTTTTTTTCCAGAATCAGTCATAAATCTTATGGTAGGAAAACTCATAGGTTCTTTATTAGCATTATTTAGCTTTCCAAATATATCCTTGTCAAGAGAAAATATGACAACATCTTGTCTACTTAAAAATTTATTTGAGAGAATATTTTTAAGTTTAGACCATTCTGGTCGTGTTTCATTACATGGACCACAACCTTCCATATAAATTAACATAAATATTTTGGCATCTTTATTAGATAAATATTTATTCATTTTTTCAATCAATTTAGGTTTTCCATTTTGATAATTTGTTTTATTAATTTCTAGATAAACCATTATATTAAATATGTAGAAAATAATATCATAATAAATATATAATGACACTTACAACACTATTAATAATATTGGTATTTTTAATTGGTCTATATTTTTACGCAAGATGTGCTGACCCTAAATATGTCGAGGGTTACACTAATCGAGCAACTAAGCCAAGATGTCCTAATTTATTAATTCAAAAAGGAGAAAAATTTTATTTATATAATTCAAAATTAGCACAAGTTCCTGGAGTTAATCCAATAGAATTTAATAATTTAGAAGATTATACTGAATTTTTAGATTGGCAACGAAGTCAAGGAATAAGATGTCCAGTTCTTTATTTACAATCTACTTATGACGCACAAGGAAATCCTGTTTATAAGGTTAGACCTAGTGTATCAGAACCACAAGCTGGATTACCACCTTCTGCTGCTGCTCCTATTGGAATAGCATCTCAGATTACACCTATGTTAGAAACTTCGTTAATTCCAAATGATGGTTTAGCATATCCTAATCAAACTCTTTTAGTTGATGCTACAAGAAATGATCCACCATATAATAAAGGTGGTTATCCCGCTTACGATGAAACTGATTATTATGTTGGGACTACAACACCATTAGATGCCATGAATATGAAACAAGAACAACAAGCAATTAGTCCTGATCCAATGGACCCTAATTGGGGTGGATCAGCATACACTCAAAGCTTGGTTGATAAAGGATATTATAAACAAGATGAAGTTTCTATTTATGTAGATTAATCCACCTTTAAGCAAAGCAACTACGTTACCAAAAAGTGGAGCAAAAAAATAATATATTTATATCAAAAATAATTTATATAAATATTTTCAGTTTATATAATTAGAAAAAGGTAAATTTATTGACTATCAACAAATTTCATTACTGAATTTAAAGCGACTTTTGCTTGTTGCATTTGTCCTAACTGTATTACTGATTCACCTGGATTATCTTGATTTACAGATAAAACTGTTTTTAACATCAAATTATTTATCAAATCATCCAAATTCAAAATAGCGGATTCGTAATCAGAACGATATTTGCTAATTAAAAAAGTATCTTGAGATTTTATTGTAGCAGCCTTTAATGAAGCTGAATATGATGCAGCATTTCCAGCAATACCATTAGCAGGAGATGACACTGAAACTGAATTACCAGAAGCATCAGTCATACCTTCAATTAACATAGGATTATAAGAATTATAATGAAAACTTCTAAATACTAAATATATCACAAAACATATAGCGGCGAATAAAAGTAAATTATGTAATTCTTTCATATATTATATTTTTATTTTTTCAATAAGAATTTTACAATATTCGCAATACATGTTTTATTTATTTTTCTTACTTGTCCTTTCGAACTTGTATACGACAAATCCTTCATTGATTCATTATTTAATTCTAATTCTTTAATAAGATTTGGAATTGTTTTATATTTTTCCATAATGGCTAATGCTGTTACTGAACTAATTCCTGGAATTTGACAAAGCATAATCTCTCCAATATTATCTGGAGTAATATTATCCTTCTTAATCTTTTTAACGACACCAACATAATCTTTATCAGTTACTTGAACTTCATCTAAATCATCGTTAGTCGGTATTATAACATTTTCTTCTGTTTCATTAGTCGGCAATGGCAACTCAACTTGAAACTTATTTTGGAAATAAGGTTTTTTAGTTAAATCCTTACTCATTTTATAAGCCATATTACAAATAATGTTTGCTGTTTCATCTAAAGAAAAGCTTCTAAATACAGAGAAACCTTTATAATAATTTAATGAAAACATTGCCGAATATAAAGTTAGTTTTTCAACCTTATTATCAGGTTTAAATCTATTTACTTTATTAACATCACCTTCAATTAAATAAACTATATTATGATTATGATGATTTTGGCCAGTTAATCTATATGATTGTTCTTCATATCTACCATCCTTAATACTTGACAACAGGTCAGCTACCGATTTTCTCTCGATTATAATTTTATCTTCTGTTTCATCATTTATAATAATATCACCAATAGGTAAGGTTTCAGACTTTAACTTGATATTTTTAAAGACTGGAATTGTAGATATTTGTGTCAAAAGCATCTGTAATAGGGCTGATTCTCTCGTATCAATTTTTATAAGCATTAAATTATTTAATAAATTGTTATTAAATCATTTTATTTAAAAATAATAAATCTAAAAATAGAAATATAATTTTTAACAAACTTAACCCATGTTTCCACCGTGTGTAGCGTGGTATCCGTATTTTTGGGTTTGGATAGTGTAGTTAGGACGACAAACTAAAGGAACTGATTGAGGAGCTCCCATTAACATAGTATTGCTACTTAAAAACCAACCGACACGTGGAGCGGTTCCGGCTTTTTTATTTCCACCACATGTCGGGCGATTTGTAATTGATGCCACATTTCTGGCGTTACGTCCGGCGTTCATCAAGACCATCTTTATAATTTACAATAATATTTTATTTTAATCTAAATATTTCCAAATAAATCCACCAGATGTTTTTCTAAAATTAAATAATCAATTTTATAAACTAATATAAAGCTACCACGCTATAATATACTAAATGACAGAAGTAAAACAAGCACACGACGACGATTTGATTAAAACTGATGATGGATTAGTATTTAATCCTTATAATCCTCTAAATGTTAAGATTACATTGAGCGAAGTTCAATCTATTCTTTCCAAATATGGTTTACCGCCAATTGTTCGTAATTTGGAGCTATATCAGCGCGCATTCGTTCATCGTTCTTACACGAAACGTCCTCAATATGAAAATGCTGAACAAAATATTACTATCGTTGAACGTCCTTTAGATTGTATGTCACTTAGTTCTAAATCAAATGAACGTTTAGAATTTCTTGGTGATGGAATTTTGGAATGTGTTACTAAACTATATCTTTATAAGAGATTTCCTAAAGAAAACGAAGGTTTTATGACCGAGAAGAAAATTGCCATTGTAAAGAATGAAGCAATCGGGAAAATCGCATTAGAAATGGGACTACATAAATGGCTAATATTGTCTAAACATGCCGAAGAAAAAAAAATAAGAACTAATTTGAAGAAACTTGGTTGCTTATTCGAGTCATTTATTGGTGCTGTATTCCTTAATTTTGAAACACATAATCAACTATCGGAAGATAATTGCGATGATGAAAGTCCAGGCTTCAAAATGGCTAAGAAATTTATTAATCGAATTTTTGAAACACATATTGATTGGGTTGCTCTTATTCAAAATGATGACAATTATAAGAATATTTTACAGGTTAAAATCCAAAAAGAGTTTAAAGTCACACCACATTATTTGGAAATTGAACATGATGCCGAAGTTGGATATAAAATGGGGGTTTATTTATGTTTAGGTCAACATATTTTTCATTTAACTCATGCGGACTCTGTTGATATTTCATTTTTTAAGAACTTCAAATCTATTCATGATTATGTAGAAGAAAATTCAAAAGTTCTTATATATATGGGTGAAGGACAGCATAAAATTAAGAGAAAGGCAGAACAAGTTGCTTGTAATGAAGCTATTAAGTGTATTGATAATTTTGATAAGGAACTTTAATATTTTATTTGTTATATATAACTAAAATTTTATTTAATAATTATTTTTCATGTAAAATGAATCTAATATATAAATTTGTCTAATTATAAAAATTTATATATTTAATTTATATAAGCAATGAATCATTTAGAACAATTAAAACAACAATTAATGATAAAACCTGATGTAAAGGAAAGAGAACATGTCGCTGTTGTTATAAAAGGTGAGAACAGACAAAGAAAACCGAAAATCGCAATAGAAAAAAAGAAGACAGATACAAATATTGCAGAACTATTTGAAGAAGGTATTACTGGGTTGGGTGAACAAATTTCTGAAATAGAACAAATTCAGGGAATTTTACCAGTAAAAGTTGATCTTGATGAATTTGAAGAAAAAGATGATGAAGTTGGAAAACAAAAACGACCAGTAATTATTGATAAAACACATGAAGGTTATGACACAGAAGCATTGTTTAAAAAATTAGCTGAAAATAAAAAAACAAAAGTTACAGTTAAACCAGTTTTAGAAATTGAACCAAAGGAAATCCAAAAAGAGCCAGAACGTGTAGTTAAAAAAGCAAAGAAAATTGACATTAAAAAACCTTTAATCATTGAAGGAGAAGATGATGAAGATGACAAAGAAGATAACAAAGAAGAAAAACAATATGAAGAAGATGCCAAAGATCAAGAAGATAAGAAAGAAGAAGAAGAAGAAGAAGAAGAATTTGTGATGAAACCTAAAAAGAAGGTAGAATTTAAAGAAGAATCACCTGAAGAAATTGTTTTAAAGAAAAAAGAAGAAGATGTCATACCTATTATACCACCAAAACAAAAGCAAAGAAAAACCCAAAAACTTGAAAAGGGTGTAGCTGTGTTAGGTCCAGAAGTAATTGTTGAAATGGGAGATACAGATTTAAGAAAACGATTACCAAAAAAGAGTCCACCAATAAATATCAAAGTTTCAAGTTATATAATGAATAATAGAGAGATTTTTGTAAATTTTATTAATTCTTTATTTCAACCATATAAACGCGAATTGGAAGAGAATAGAGAAAACATTTCTTGTGAGACAATTGGCAAGACTTCATCAGATTTTTCTCTATTAACTCATCAAAAAATTGTTAGAGATTATATGAATCTTTATACACCTTATAGAGGTTTGCTATTATATCACGGTTTAGGTTCAGGTAAAACTTGTACGAGTATTGCTATTGCTGAAGGTATGAAAGATTCTAAAAATATTATTATTATGACTCCAGCATCTTTACGTGCTAACTATATTGGTGAATTGAAAAAATGTGCTGATTTATTGTATAAGAAAAATCAATTTTGGGAATGGATTTCTATCGAAAGACATCCTGAATCCCTAACAACAATGTCAGCTATTTTAAATTTACCTCAAGAATATATTCGAAAACACGGAGGTGCTTTTTTTATTAATATTAAAAAGAAATCTAATTATGATGATTTAAGCGACACTAATAAACAAATTTTAGAAGAACAATTAAATGAAATGATTCGACAAAAATATAAATTTATTAACTATAATGGTTTACGTGAGAAAAAACTAGAAGAAATGACATCCGGATATACCAAAAATATATTTGATAATAGTGTTATTGTTATCGACGAAGCTCATAATTTTATTAGCAGAATTGTTAACAAATTAAAAAGAGAAAAACCAATTGCTGAAAATAAACGTGGAGAGAAAGAACGTTTACCAATTAATTTATCTACAAAATTATATGAAATGCTTTTAAGTGCTAAAAATGCCAGAATTGTATTACTTACTGGAACTCCTGTTATTAATTATCCAAATGAATTCGCTATTCTATTTAATATTTTAAGAGGATACATAAAGACATGGAAAATACCATTAGTTATAAATACAAATAAGAAGATTGATAAAAATTCACTTCAAGAAATATTACTTGGAGAGAAGACATTAGATTATTTAGATTACTCGCCATCAAGTAAAACACTTACTATCACAAGAAATCCATTTGGTTTTAAAAATAAAATTAAAAAAGATTCTGGTTACCAAGGAGTCACAAATAACAAGAAAAACGAACGTGGTGAAACAGAACTTGATACTGAATTTATTTCAGATAATGATTTTGAGAGAAAAATTGTATCAATTCTCAGAAGAAATGATATTGACATTATACCAGATGGAATTGAAATTAAATATAAAAAGGCGTTACCAGATTCATTTGATGAATTTGTTGTTAGATATGTAGATGAAACAACTCGCAAACTAAAAAATTCTGATGCCCTTAAACGCAGAATATTAGGTCTTTCTTCTTACTTTAGAAGTGCGCAAGAAAGTTTATTACCGAGATTTAATAAAACATTAGGTGTAGATTATCATATAGTTAGAGTACCAATGAGTGATGTTCAATTTAAAACATATGAAGCAGCACGTGTAGAAGAGCGTAAACTTGAGAAAAAAAAACCTAAACAAAATGTTGCAGAAGATTATGAAGAAAAAACATCGACATATCGTATTTTCTCTCGTTTATTTTGTAATTTTATTATTCCAGACAGACCAATTCCTATCAGACAAAAAAAGAAAGAAGAGGAAAAGGATGAAGGTGAAGGTAAAGATGATGAAAAAGAAGAAAGCAACATAGTTACAGCATTAAAACAAGGAAAAAAAGTAGAATCAAAACAAGATATTCAACATGATAAGGAAGGTGAAATTGAAGGTGATGAAGTATTACAAGATCTTGGGGGTGTCACTTACAAGGAACGTTTACAAAATAAATTGAAAGAAATGGAAGACAACTCAAATGATTTTTTTACGCCTGAAGCTTTACAAACATATAGTCCTAAATTTTTACATATTCTTGAAAATATCCAAGACCCAGAGTATCAAGGTCTTCATCTTGTTTATAGTCAATTTAGAACTGCTGAGGGTATTGGTCTCTTCACGCTTGTTTTAAATAAAAATGGATTTACACAATTTAAAATTAAAAAGAATATGGCTGGATTATGGCAAATTGATATTCCAGAAGTAGATCAAGGCAAACCTACTTATGCTTTATATACTGGAACTGAAACTATTGAAGAAAAAGAAATTGTACGTAAAATTTATAATGGAGAATGGGATGATATACCAGATAGTATTAGTTCTGTTCTCAAATCTAAATATAGAAATAATAATATGGGTGAAGTTATTAAAGTCTTTATGATTACATCATCTGGTTCTGAAGGTATTAATTTACGTAATACACGATATGTTCATTTAACAGACCCTTATTGGCATCCTGTGCGTTCAGAACAAGTTATTGGTCGTGCTAGACGCATTTGTAGTCATAAAGATTTACCACAAGCTTTACAAACAGTTGAAGTATTTGTTTATTTAATGGTATTTACAGAAGAACAATTAAAATCAGACGAGGCTATCGAATTAAAAAGAAAGGATTTAAGTAAAACTGCTCCAAAAACTCCTCAAACAAGTGACCAATATTTATTTGAAATATCAAGTATTAAAGCTGAATTAACTGATCAATTAACTGATGCAATTAAACAATCTGCTTTTGATTGTTACATTTATTCAAATAACAAATGTGTTAATTTTGGTGATCCATCAATTGATACATATTCTTATGTTCCTGATTTTTCCGAGCAACAAAATGATGTAACTGCTTTAGCAAATAAGGTCGCGATTGAATGGGAAGGAAAACCTGTTACTATTAATGGTGTAAAATATGTTTATCGTAGAATTAGTGATAGCGTATTAAATATTTACGATTTTAAATCATATGAAGATGCATTGAGGGACCCAAGTATAGCACCTGTTCAAGTAGGAACATATGAAATGGATAAAAAAACAGGTAAGAGAGTTTTTAGAGAATTGGTAAATAAATAAACTAATAATAAATTTAATTTAATTTTATTATTAATTTTTTTGACTCAATAAAGCAAGTATTTTATCTATTTTTTCATTTAAGTTTGTAACATTTCTCTCTAACTTTGCTATCCTATCATCATTTAAATTTGTTCCGTTTATATTTTGTTCGTGAATTTGTAATACAATATTATCTTCCTTTTTTTCAACTTTTTTCAGTTTTGAAAAAATATTATTATCTTCTTCATCAGGTTCTTGAAATGTAGTAACTATATCAGTATTGCTAAATGTAACGTTTTTTTTAGAATTAGTTGGCGATAAGCTTGTATCAATTTCATTTAAATCATTTAAATCATTTAAAAACTTAAACCTGCTCTGGCTTTGAGATTGTTCTATTTGCTCTCTGTTATTTTCAAATTTTTCTGTTTTAAGAGAAGTTTCTTGAGGTTTAAGCCAATTATCTAAATGATTAGATGTATTATATGTTCTGTTTATTTCGTTCACTTCATAATTACGCTGAGCATGCATTTCTTTAAGAATTTTATCCATTTCTTTTATTGGTTTATCACTTTCTTTGTCAGAAAATTCAGGAAGAGGAGGTGCTTTTAATGTCATAGAATCATCGAATTCTTCTTGTCTTCTGTTTAAATCTTTTTCAAATTGACTTTTTCTATCATTTTGTATTTCTTCAAATGTAATTAGTTCTTTCGTTTGTGGTTTTTCATTGAATATTTTTATTTTATTTGGTTGATATGGATATGTTTTTTTTATATGATTAAGAACCAGAACAATATATTTTTTATTTAATTCAACCAATAAATTTGTTTTTTTTCTCTCAACTTCAAAAAATCCTTGAATATTATTTAAAAATAAATTATATATTTTACCTTGAATATCAGGAGTCAGAAATGTAAATATATCTTCATCACTTATTACATCCCATATCATTTTAATATTATCAGTTGTATTAAATGAACTAACAGACATTTTAATATATAATAATAGACTTGTATTTTTATATATTTTTATAACGAATCATTGAAATAAATATTTCTAAATTTTTCTATGTATTCATCTTTAAGTATATGAGTTTTTAAGTAATGTTCAGTCATTTTGTCTTCTAACATATGTACAATAAAAAATATAGAGTAAACGCCACATTCTGTATTACCATATTGATGTTCAATACCTTTATTACTATCAACTTTAAAATTAATTGGTTTATGTAAATTATGTCCTTGTTCAATAATTTTGTTAATTAATTCATTAACTTCTTTCGGAGCAGGATCTCCAGTACTATCAAAGAAAAATATAGTTTTCTTTTTAATATTAATAAACATTGATATCCAATGTTGTCCTGGTTTAGTATCAGGATCAGTATTAAAAATAATTCCAATTTTTGTTATCCCTTTATTAATAAGTTTTTCAAGATTAAAATTACATAATTCTTCCCAAACACATTCACCATATAATTTTCTGGTGTTAAAGTTTATTGGCGTAGGACCGATAAAATCAAAACATTTATAGGCTTTCTCATATTGTTTCATAACTTTCATAATATCAGTACTAGACAACCATTCATTTGGATTTTTTTTCCATTCATCTGGAGATTCTGGTGCGAAAGAATCAGAAAGCTCGTTTTCAAGATCACCAAATATCGTTTTTTGTTTTAACCAACAAGCTTCATTATTACAAATATCTTTAAGATGTTCACTAAGAAGTCTGTGTATTTCTTTTGGCGAATTTGTATTTATTTTTACGTCAGGATGTCTTGAGTTCCAATGGTCTCTTAAATATATTAGGTCTTTATTTGTATAACATGTAAAATCATTTAATTTGTCTTTAGATTTAGGACTACAATTAATTTTTTTTAATGTTCTATTTTTTTTATGTTTTCTATATTTTCGGTGCTTTCCTGAACCATATTTAATTCCATAATTTTTAAAAGTATGTTTATTTTTTTTATTTTTTTTACTTTTTCTTATTGTCTTCATAAATATTAGTGATATTCTTTTTTAAACCTTTATCTTTTAATTCTGGTTTCATAATATCAACCTCTCTGGATTTTGGCAAAATAATATTTTGTTCTTTTTTATTAGAAGTCCTTTTTACATATTTATCTAAAGTAGGTAGATCAATTTTAATCGAACGCATTAATAACTTGTTTGCTTCATTATTTACGTCTAAATTTGATGACATGTCTGTGTCAGAGATACTACATATATCGTCTGGAAATTTAACATCATTATATTCCTCTTGTAATAGATCATTATTATCTACAACCTTAAAATAACCTATTGCTGATTTTATAAACGTATCGTAAGCATATTTTACATCTGGTGATAAGTCATTTGGTTTATTATTGCTTATCAATTCTTTAAATAAATTAAAAATTCTTTTCCTATAAAAATTTAAATCTTCTCTATTAATTTGTTTTTCTCTCTGTCTTATTACATGTTTTTCCATTGTTTCTTTATTCAATAAACAATCTAAAGTTATTTGGTTTACTAATGATTGTGACATATAAAATAAATATAAATTTATTTTTATATTTATCCTCGTTTTTGGTTTTAACAAGTTTGTTTTGTCATATCTTTTACTTGACATCTTGTATTATTATAAAAAACTGCTGAACCACATAAATTAGGTGCTGGGTTTGGATTAAAACTTTCAAATGTTTGATCCCTAAATAATAATTCATGTGGATTTTGTTGTGTTTTTGTTTGGAATTTGTATTTATATAAATCACTGTTTGATTTTGGGACATAAACTGCTTGACTACACTTTTGTAATGCATATACTTGATTTCTTAATTCTGATTCAGTGTTTATATTTGAAGAAAAACCAGACCAAGGTGATTGAGTATTGCCTGGATTAAATACTTCTTGAACATTATATGTTGGCATATTATTAAGAGGAACATTTATCGGCTTTCTCGGGTCTACTATTGGAAAATAAGAATATTTTGTCATAACAGGTCTTACATCTACATATGGCTGTAACATTTGTGATGGTATATTTCTGTCATAAATTCTATTATTTGTTTGTTTATGAATTTCTGAAACACATTCTGTTGGTGCTTTATAAGGATTTTCCATTGATATATTTATATATTATTATTTTTAATAAAAAGTTTAAAGATTATACATAATAATAATAATAGTATATAATTATGTGTGGTATATTTGCTCTCCTAAACACTAATAATTTTGACAATACACAAAAAAAAATTATAAGTGAACAATTTAATAAAGGCAAAAGAAGAGGACCTGAATATTCTAAATTAGAAGACCAATATATGAAAATGTATCTTGGATTTCATAGACTAGCTATCAATGGTCTAAATTCTGAATCTAATCAACCAATTGTAATTAATGATATTGTATTAATTTGTAATGGAGAGATTTATAATTATAAACAACTTTATAATACTCTCAATATTAAACCTACTACCGATTCTGATTGTGAAATCATTATTCATTTATATATTAATTATGGAATTGAACAAACATTAAATATGCTCGATGGCGTTTATTCTTTTGTATTGTATGATACTAACAATGATAAAAATAATGTTTATGTAGCACGTGATCCATTTGGTGTTAGACCATTATATAAACTTTATAATATTAATGATGTAGATGAACTATTCAATATGTATGGCTTTGCCTCTGATCTTAAATGCTTAGAATATTTTTATAATCAAAACACAAATAATTATCGTATTGAACAATTTGAACCTGGAACTTATTCTGTTTTTCAATACAACAATGGTTTGAATTCTAGGTGGAATGAAATAATTAGTAACAAATCTTATTTTCTACCTTCATTTATAATTACATCACATACAAATGATATTTCAGAAACAAAAGAAGAAATTTTTTCGTGTATCTCAAATGGTTTAAATAATGCTATTATTAAAAGATGTGTTACAACTGAAAGACCAGTTGCTTGTCTATTAAGTGGCGGTCTCGATAGTAGCTTAATAGCAGCATTAGTAGCCGATTATTTTAGGGGTAATGGGAAACAAATTGAAACATATAGTATTGGTCTTGAAAACTCTGAAGATATTAAATATGCTAGAATTGTTGCTGATTATATTCAATCTAACCATACTGAAATCATAGTTACAGAAGAACAAATGTTTAATGCTATTACAGAAGTTATTAAAGCAATCGAAACTTATGATACTACTACAGTAAGAGCCAGTATTGGAAATTATTTAATTGGCAAACATATTGCCAGAAATTCTGATGCTAAAGTAATTTTTAATGGTGATGGTTCTGATGAATTATTTGGTGGATATTTATATATGAATAAATGTCCTGATGATATTGAGTTTGATAAGGAAATACGCCGATTATTAAAAGATATTCATAATTTTGATGTTTTGCGTTCTGATAAATCAATTTCATCAAATGGACTAGAACCACGAACACCATTTTTAGACAGAAATTTTATCAATAATATTTTATCAATTCCTACATATTTTCGGAATCACAATAATTTTGGTTTGACTGAAAAATATCTATTGCGTAATAGTTTTACACATTTATTTTATTCTGATTGTCTTGGTAGACAAATTTTGCCAGATGAAATATTGTGGAGAAAAAAAGAAGCTTTTAGTGATGGTGTTAGTTCTCAAGGAAGGTCATTATTTACTATTTTACAAGAAAAAATTTCTAAAAGCATGAATCAGGAACAATGTAGTCTACAAACGGATTATATTAATTCTAAACAAGGTATTGAATTAGAAAAAATATATTATAAACAAATCTTTGACAAAGAATTTCCTAATTGCTCTAATATAATACCTTATTTTTGGATGCCAAAATATACTAATGCTTATGATCCAAGTGCTAGAACTTTAGATGTATATACAAAATAAATAACCAATAAATAATATAATAATTAGTTATATTATATGAATAAAAAACAACTTAATAAATTACAGGAAAGAATATTTGATATTGTTATTTATTTTACATATTTTTTGATTATAATATCAGCACTTGATTTGTCTCAAAGTGCCCCACAATATTTACAATATTTAGATTATTATATTAGAATTTATATTTGTTTATTTTTAATGTGGAGATTTAATCCTTTAAGAAAATATTATGAATTTACAAAACTTGACAGTAAAATAGCCTTTAGTGCTGGCGCAATTATACTTACCACTACAGCATTAAATGAATATTTAATTGATTTTAAAGATAAAATTAAAACCATTCTCAAAATAAATAACTAGATTTTATAATTTTTTATGGTTTTATTTCTTCTATTGCCTCTATTTTTTATAGTTTTATTTTTTGTAGAACGATTAAAAAACAATTGTAAATGAGTAATTATATTTTTACCTAAAACCTTATCGATTTCATATTCATCTTTATTTTTTTCAATAACTTTATATTTGTATAAATTTATATGTTCCATCATTAAATTTTTAAATTCATTATCATTTCCTATTATTTTCTTACCTATTTCTGATTCAGACATCTTTTTAATCATGTATTCAAATGATAAATCATAATAATAAGGTTTTATGTTTATATAGTAAATGTTATCGTTTGCCATTTCAGGATAAAAAGAGTCATCTATAAAACATATCTCAGTATCAATTGGGATTTTTGTACATTTTATTAAATCATTATGTGTTTTGTGTTGTGTTGTTCTACATAATTCAACTCTTTTACCATTTATTTTAAAAGCAGCTATAATTTGTTCAATTAATTTACAATTTATTTTTTTTTCAAAATACTTTATTATATGTTGTGCCCATTCACGCGGACCTGTATTATTTGTATATATCATGATTTTATTACAACAATGTGTTTTCTTCTTATTCTTTAAATAATTTAAAATATTTATTATATTTGGTCTAATAAATTCTGGAAATAAATCTAAAATATTATCAAAATCCGTTTGAGTTAATGCTCTTTTATTTTTTTTCTTTACATAATTGCCTAGACTATCCCAAAATATACCATATTCTGTAAAATAACCTAGTGTTTCATCTAAATCAAACACTACAATCTTCATTGCTAATATATATTAAGAAATATGTATTTTAAAATATTTTAATTTACATATATGACATATTTGGTATAAATATATTATTTTATTATTTTGTTACCACATCATATACCAGTATACAAATTATATAATAACAACTATAATTTATCAACACTTTATTAGATAATCATTTACAAAATAATACAATAAATTTAATAATTTAACAATTATTTTGTTTGTAAATATATATATAAATGTATGAACTAAATAACAATGATTATAAAAAAATTTTAGAATTTTACAATAAAACCATACCCAAATCTAAAACATTATTAAAACATCAAGCTGAAAAAATTATTGCTACTAAATTATGTAGATGTATTAAAAAAATCGATAAAAAAAACGAAGCTCGTTCTATTGGTATATGTACCAAAACAATTATTAATAATAAAGGATTTACACGAGGCAAATTTACTTGTAAGAAGAAAGCAAGTATAACCCTTAAAAAGAAAAATATAACAAGAACCTACAAAAAATAATTTATCCATTCACATATTTTTTAATTTTAGAAAAATATGAGAAATTTAATACATAATAGATATAATAAATTAATTAGACAAATGGTCTAATGCTGACAATAAAACTAACTCTTGACCAGTTAATTTTTGAAATATTAGGTTTTTATCCATAGAAATTTGAAAATGACGTGCTGAATAACCTAAGTTTTTACAAATACAAAAAATACCATCATCTGTAATTTTCATCTCACAAAATAAAGCTCCTTTTGTTAAATAAATATTATCTGGATTCTCAATTGGTATCCATCTAATAAAGGTTCCATATTTTAAATCATTCATTTCGTCTACATATTTGTAGTCTTTTAATTTATTAAATATATCAACTGTTTCTTTTTTTGGTAATTCTAATTCTTTTAATACTTTTAATGTCATCTCTCGAATAGTTTTACTTGTAAAATTTAATAGAGTTTCATTTGAGTCATCATCAAGAGCTTTTAATAATTTATTAACATCCATACTAATTTACATTAATAAATTTTTATATTATTTATTTTACTATAATTTTACCAAGAGCCAAATGACCCACCGCCTAAAACAGAATTAGCAGCCATTGGACCATCAAAACCCTCTGATGTTACACCAGGTGAAGCAGCGCCAACTAAAGGCGTTGTATCTTGTTTATACATTCCATCATAATTTGGCAATTGTTGTGGTTGCATAGAATTTTGATTACCTTGGGTAACATCATAAGTTGGTAATGAATTGATAGATGTTCCATCAGTGTAACCGCCCATTTGTTGACCAGAAATTGGTTGAGAAACTTTTACATTTTCATTACTTGTTTTTTTCTTACCATTTTTATCATCAACTTTACCATTCCATAATTCACATATGCGGTCTACTAAAATAGATACTTTCTCTCCAAGTTTTGTTTGTAAACTCATTATAATCATTAAAACTGCTAAAATTATATAAACAATATGGAAATCAGGGTATTTAACACCACTATATGTTGGGATAAATGTAATTATTCTATTTATAACTAACAAACCAATAAACATTACAATAATTTGAACCAAAACTTCTGCCGAAAGTTCTAAACTATTTTTATTATTATCAGCTTCAGGAACATATTGTTGCATTGTCTTATTAAGTATAACAACTGGAATTATTGCTATAACAGAATATTGAAGTATATTTAATATTTCTGATTTTGAATCATCATCAAAATTGAAAACATGCTTAAAGAAACTTTTTGATTCATCCGAGCTATCCATATTCCTATAGGGTATAATTAGAAATTAAAAATATAAAAACACTTTTTAAGTAAATAATTTAAATACTTCTTTATAAGCTAAATATATTATGGAACATATAGCCGAAGATTATGTCGCTATTCAAGAAATGACCATTTCACACGAGAAAAACTCATGCCACAAAGAAGAATCAACTAAAGATTCTGATAATATTTCTCATAATATTTTTAATAATATTAAAAAATTCCAACATGAAGAATATCAGTATCTAAATTTATTAAAAAATATCTTGGAAAATGGATTTTGGGAAGAAGGGAGAAATGGTAAGACAAAAAGCATTTTTGGACAATCTATGCGGTTTACTCTAAAGGATGGTAAGATTCCTATTTTGACAACGAAGAAAACTGCTTGGAAGACATGCCTAAAAGAATTATTGTGGTTTATTCGTGGTGAAACCGATAATAAATTGTTGAAAGAACAAGGTGTTCACATTTGGGACGCAAATGCTTCGAGAGAATTTTTGGATTCTAGAGGACTTACCTTAACTCGTGAGGATTTGATTGGTCCTGGATACGGGTATCAATGGAGAAATTTTAATTCCAATTATAATTGCTTTACTGGTAAGCGATTATTAGATAATGACCCAACCGATATTCATAAGAGAAAAAAAGAGTTTAAGGGTGTTGATCAGTTACAACAAATTATTGATGCATTAAAAGACCCTGACCAAAGAACCAGTCGACGTCATATAATGACCGCTTGGAATCCTTGTCAGTTAGACCAAATGGCTCTTCCTCCGTGCCATATTCTTTGTCAATTTAATGTTCATGATGGTAATAAATTATCGTGTGCTATGTATCAGAGATCGTGTGATGAATTTTTAGGAATTCCTTTCAATATTGCATCATATTCATTTTTAACGCATTTAATAGCAAATCATTGTGGATTAGAAGCATATGAATTTATTCATTTTATGGGAAACTGTCACCTATATGAGAATTCTATTGATGCTGCTAAATTACAAATTACAAGAGAACCATATGAATTTCCGACACTTTCAATTAAAAAAGTTAGAGAGAATATAAATGATTATCAAGTGGAAGATTTTGAACTTCATAATTATAAAAGCCACGAAGCTATTAAGGTTTCGATGATTGCTTAAAATATTATTTTCTATTTTTTCTTGTTCTTCTTCTTCCACCTTTAATTTCTGATAAATCGGGATATTTATGAGACACGAAACATATTGCTGTTAAAACTGTCCCGTGATTATCTTTAACATCTAAACCTTCATATACAAATAATTTACCTGGATGATATTTATACCCTTTATCAGTAATATTATCTTCATACATTTTTCCACCACCATTTGTTATTCCAAAATTTCTATGCTCAATTATACCATCAATCGAACTTTCTAAAGATTTTTCTGCTTCTTCTTTTGTTCCACTTCCTGAATATTCACAAGCAAAACCTCCTAAAAATTTACCATTTGGGTCATAAACATCTGTAGTCATAACTGCAGAACTTATAAATTTACCTTTCTCTCCATTTGCTTGAGCCTTTATACATTCTAATACTTCACCCCATTGAATTCTTTTTAATCCTTCTTCCTTATATATTTCTTTAGCTCCAGTTGGAATGACACTTGTATATTCAATAATATTAGCATTTTGGATTCCTGCTTTAGTTAATGCTTCATCATATGAACCTGTTTCATATGGCAGACCTTCAGAGCCTACATTTGATTGTCCAGAACCAGATGTTATAAAGTATTCATAAGGAACACGATTTCCTAAAATTAAGTTTTTCATATACTTATATTTATAATATTTTATCAAATAATATTTTATTTATGCGTAAGTTATTTAGAAACAAATTGTCATAATAAATTATATTATGAGTTCAAGATCACTTGCTGCTGCTAGAGCTAGAAGAGCTGGGGATAATGCTCCACCAGTTAGTGGAAATAGACCTATTACATCAATTGGTTCACAAGCTGCTTTTGCACAACCTCCTCCTGGAATGGGGTATAATATGCCACCACCTCCAAATAACGTTAGAACTACAAGAACTATGCAACAACAACCTCAACAACAACCTCAACAACATAGTGAACGACAACCCGCACAAAATGGTTTACCATTTAACAAATTAAGCATTTCTGATGCTGTTGGTCTTATTACTTTAAGATTAGGTAGAGTTGAACAATGGATTATGGAGACTGATCATGAAGAAGATACTAAACAATCTGTAACCGGTGATTTTTCCGGAATTCCTTCTAACCATAAAGTTATTGATAATTCTGTGTTAACAACAATTATTAGTCGACTTGATTCACTTGAAAAGAATGGCACATCTTCATCTTCATCTTCCGAGGAATTTACAAAATTAAATGAAGATGTAACAACTTTAACAGAACAATTTAAAAGAATGAGTGATGACGTTTCTAAGCATAATATTGAACTCGCTAAATGTAGTGAACAAGTTCTTAGATTTAATAGAGAATTAACTGAAACTAAGGATATTCTTAAATCATTTATGGTTAAGTATGATATGTTTAATGAGGAAATTACACAAAATTTTTCTGATTATGAAACCGCTTTAACTGATTTAGAAAAACGTCTCCCGGTAGAAGAAGAAAACTCAGAATCTAAGGAAGAACCACAAGAACAGCAAGAACAGCAAGAACAGCAAGAAGAAACAACAGAAAACAATGACAATATGTCTGTTGATTTGAAAAACGTAATTGAACAAGAATTAGCTAATAGTTAAATAAAACATATTAAAAATAACTAAATAATTATTATTAATATGGAATTTGTACAACATGATACAAAAGTATGTTTTGTTATAAATGATAAAAGGAAAAAGGATATATTTATATCTATTTTTAGTCTTTTAAAAAGTTCATCATCACAAATTAACTTAACTATTAACAAAGATACCTTTCATGTTCAAGGTATGGATAAATCACATGTTTGTTTATTTGATTTAAAATTACATTTTGAATGGTTTGATTATTATAAGGTAAATAAAATTGTTGAATTATGTTTTGATACTGGAACATTTTATTCTATAATCAACACTAAATGTGATGAACAATCAATTGTATTTTATTTAGAAGAAGACAATTTAGATACATTATCAATTGAATTCAAAAATAATGAAAATTCGAAAAAAACGGATTACAATAAATTTTTTAAGTTGCCTCTATTAGATTATGAATATACAGAAATGGTTATACCAACAACTGACTATGATTGTGAATTTATATTGCCGTCTAAGAAAATTACTGATATATTATCACAATTAAGCAATTTTGGCGATGATTTAAATATTAAATGTTCGGAGGATTGTGTAGATTTTAAAGCATCTGGCAACTCAGTTGAAATGCGTGTTAATATTCCGACAGATGATATGGACAGCTATTCTATCATAGAAGATGAAGAAGTTAATTTAACGTATAGTTTAATATATCTAAGTAAAATGTGTTTAACAAATAAATTATCAAATGACATCGAATTTAATTTGAGTAATGAAGAACCAATGAAAGTTAATTATAATTTAGGAAATGATAGCTCGATTATGTTTTATATAGCACCTAAGTTATCTGATGATTAGACACTTTTAAAAAAGTGACACAAAACAATAAATTAGATTTGCTTTATGTTATGAAGCATTTTTACTATTTAATAGTTAATATTTGTCTTCACATTTCTTAAAGGTGATTTTCGTTCTACTTAATAAATATTATTATCATTTTTAATTAAGATGAGAATAATAATAGGTTTATGTATATTTTGTTTAGTTTTATTTTTATATCTTCATATCCAATTTCATTTAAAAACTGGAGAAGATTTAGAAATGTATGAAGTAGAACAGCCATCAAAAGATAAATTAGAAGAAATTTGTGATTTAAGACAGCCAGTTTTATTTGATTTTGAATGCCAAAAAATTATAGAAACATCAAATCGGAATTATGTAGCAAATAATTATCATGCTTTTGAAGTAAAAATAAGAAATATTAAAGAAAATGATAATAATACCGAACTTTACATGCCATTACGAATACAATCGGCTGTTAAACTTTTTGATGAAGACAATACATCCTCTTATTTTTCCGAAAATAATTCCGACTTTTTAGAAGAAACGGGGGTCGGCAAAAATATGCGTTACAATGATGAATATCTCAGACCATATATGGTGTCAAATTGTAACTATGATATTATGATGGGAAGCAGCCAAACTTGTACACCATTTCGTTATGAAATTAATTACAGAAATTATCTTTTATTAACACAAGGAAGTGCTCAAATTAAACTTGCTCCACCGCATTGTACAAAATATTTATATCCAGATTACGATTATGAGAACTTTGAATTCAGGTCAGCTGTTAATCCTTGGAACCCACAGCCAAAATATGTTGCGGATTTTGATAAAATTAAATGTCTTGAATTTACTCTTTTACCCGGTAAAACATTGTATATACCTTCTTATTGGTGGTATAGTATTAAATTTAATGAGAATACAAGTATTTCATGTTTTAATTATAGAACATATGTAAATAATTTAGCTATATTGCCTTATATTGGCTTACATGCGTTACAAATTCAAAATGTTAAGCGTAATGTTGTTAAAAAAGTTAGAATTCAAGAATTAAATAAAAATGAAATTATTACACCCATTGATAAAGAAGAAATATCTGATACAAATGAAACTTCTAATAATGTTGAAGAAAATGTTATTATATCAGAACAAAGCACCAATATTGATGAATTGCCTCAACCAGCATCATCTGATAATAATATTGGTTCTGAATTATAATAAAAATATTAGAATATATTATAATGAGACTTACTAAATTTTTGTCTTTTTTAAACCCTTTTTCTACTACTCGCAGAAGAAAACATAAAACACGACGACACAAAAAACATAAACGCACCAGACGTAATATGCGGGGTGGATGAGGTCAACCTACTACCACTCCTGCTTATAACAATATTTTGAAAGGAGGATGAGGCGGGTATTTATCACCTGTAAATTAAATTGTATAATAATGTATATTTTCTTGAATGACAATTTTTATCTTACTTTTTATAAAAAATTTGATAATTGAAAATTCATAGGTTATTTTTACAAATTATGTTTCAAGAACACTTGTAATAAATTCATCAAATTCGTTAAAAATTGATTCATGTTTTATCTCAAAATTTGTTATATCTTTTCTACAAAAAGCACAACAAGGAGTTTTTCTTCTATTGTTTTGTAATGTTTCTTTGATACAATCCTTACAAAATTCATGACCACAATCTAATTTTATAATTTTTTTTTTCATTTTCATTGTAACAAATATTACACTCACATTTTTTATGTAAATCATTTTGCTTTTCTAATATTATTGTTTTACGAAGATATATTAATAATATTATTTAAAGATAATACACTACATATATATAGTAAGATATGACATTCAAAATTCACGTAAATGACAGGAATTACACATCCTGGGAAGTTCTTGACACAAACAAATTTAATAAGATTGAAATGGATATAAATCCTCTTGAAAATAAATTATTTACAAATGATGTATTTATGGTTGATATAGATAATAAAATTACTATACAGCATTCATCTATTAGAGAAGGACCATCCATACCAGGAGTTTTAATTCTTGATGGAAATAAAACTTATGGAAGACAAAACAGAACGAAAACTGGCAAAAATAATGGTTCAAAACGGAATCAAACATCGGGTGGTAAACTTTATTATAAATGTATTCCTGATGATATTAGATTACCATTTTTTTTAGTTCCATATGAGGTTAAAAAATTAGGGTTTTCAAAAGTATTTAAAAATTTATATGTTACTATTAATTTTGATAATTGGGAAGATAAACATCCAAAAGCAAAACTTGATAATGTTATCGGACCAGTTGATATTCTTGATAATTTTTATGAATATCAATTATATTGTAAAAGTTTAAACGCATCGATTCAAAAATTTCAAAAAGATACGAGTAAATCACTCGAAAATAAATGTCACGATGGAATTATAGATACTATTTTGTTAAAATATCCAAATATTCAAGACAGAACAGACCAATCTTATTGGAATATTATTACAATTGACCCGCTTAATAGTCTTGATTATGACGATGGATTTGGTCTTGTTAAATTAGATGAAGATGTTAGTCAATTAAGTATTTATATATCTAATGTAACAATTTGGATGGACATATTAAACTTATGGAACTCATTTTCACAACGTATTTCTACAATTTATTTACCAGACAAAAAACGACCTATGTTACCTACAATTTTATCTGATTGTTTGTGTAGTTTGCGACAAAATGTTAGGAGAGTTGCTTTTGTAATGGATATATTTATTAAAGACAATGAAATTATCAATATAAAGTTTTGTAATGCTATCATTAAAGTATCACATAATTATATTTATGAAGAGCCTAAACTATTAGGTGACAAAAAATACCATAATATTCTACAAACTGCTCATGAATTATCAAAAAAAAATAAATATGTTAGTAATGTTCGCAATAGCCATGAGCTTGTATGCTATCTTATGATATTAATGAATTACCATTCTGCAAAAGAATTAATAAAACATAAAACTGGTATTTTTCGTTCTACAATTATTAATAGAGAAGTTAGCATTCCGAATACACTACCTGAAGAAGTTGTGAAATTTATTAAGATATGGACCAGTACATCTGGTCAATATATTAATGGATCAGAAATTGTTGATACCAGACATAAATTGCTTGACCTTGATGCTTATATTCATATAACAAGTCCAATTAGACGTTTGGTTGATCTACTTAATATGATAAAATTTCAATTTGAAAATGATATGATTAAATTATCTGAAGCAACGAATAATTTTTACGATAAATGGTTAGGTGAATTAGATTATATTAATATCACAATGAGATCTATTAGAAAGGTACAATGTGATTCTTCTTTACTTGATTTGTGCCATAATAATCCAGAAATTATGGAAAAGGATTATGATGGCTATTTATTTGATAAAATATACAGAAATGATGGATTATATCAGTATATTTTATTTTTACCTGAACTAAAACTATCTTCAAGAGTAACTTTGAGAGAAAATTTTGAGAATTTTGTAAATAAAAAATTTAAACTTTTTCTCTTCAATGATGAAGAGAATTTTAAAAGGAAGATTCGTGTACATTTATTGTAGATTATTTTACACAAAAAAAATAAAAATCAATCAATATCAACGCATTTGTCAATAGTTACTTCTTTTGCTATTTTTCTAATAATTTTATCAGCTTTTTCAGCATCATTATTTCCTGCTCCACCCATAGCTTCAATTACTAATTTACTATATTGATCGGCATATTTTGAATCACTAAAATTACAACCTGGATGTAGCTCTTTAAATTTTTGTAGTAATCTTTCATTTTTATATGCTATATTATTTATAACCTTTTTTATTTTTTTCTTCTCTCTATCATCTTTTTCCCACTTATCTTCATCTTTGATATAAAATGTTTCCCTCTTTTTGTCTGTACAATGAATTGGTCGAGTAGTTTCATCAAGTGCGTTTAAATTCTTAACAATGATACTAGAGATTCCATCTACATATCCCAATTTGCCTACATTTTCTAAATCAGAAAGTTGAAGCTGGAGAGAATTAATAAAGTCAGTTATATTCATTGCGTTTTTACATGTTTCATTTAGGAAAAATTGAAGATTAAATGTTTTATTATTTGAGTTTATATTGCTGTTAGAAATATTATTTGTTTGATTCGTATTTAATCCTGTTTTACATATGTCAACAATTTTATTTGTAAGTTCTTGATTTTGCTTTACAACATCTAGTACTAAATCTGTAAGCATTTTAATTTCGTTTTCACTAGATGGCATGATATCTTTTTCTTGAACCAATTCTTTACTTAAAACACAAGTTTTTTTATGTTTCCATAAACCAGAATTATCTTTATAACTTTTATTACATTTTGGACACAAATATTTTTTAGATTGCGATTTTTCTATGTTAACTGAAAAATCGTCAATAAAAATCTCCTGATTATGTTTTATTGTTTGACAATGTTTTTTAAAATCATAACGATTATTCGTAATATAATTACATTTTTCGCATTCGAAAGTTGGTTTTGCGATTTTTGCGATTTCCATTATTGCCTAAATAAAGTGAATATTTTATATTTAAGTATTTAACAAAAATATAATAAATGTATAAACCTACTTAAAGACCTGACTGACGGACAATATTTATATATTATTTAGTATTTTATATACGATATATGTTGCCAAAAGTTATGATTTGCGATTTATCGCAAATGGATTGAAAAATCGTCAATCGCAATGGAAAAAAAATAGTCAGTCACAAAATGTTAAAAATATTGAAATACTAACACATCATTTATAATATTGTTTTTGATTATTAATTTCATTTGCGATTTTTTGCGATTTTTGCGATGGAAAACATTGCCAAATATTGCCAAAACATTGACAAATCCAAAAATGTCCAAAAATGTCCAAAAAAAATAAACAAAAATTTATCGTCACAAAAACAAAAAAAAAATTTTTGTGACCACACCATAATTTTAAAAATGGTCACAAGTTATTGGTTTTTTCATAAAATGTTTTGGTTTTTCATTTTTGGACATTTTTTTTGTCCATTTTTGAAAAGTTAAAACACTTTTCATTTTTTGAAATTAGTGGTTTTTCCTACACATGTAGGGAACTTTTTTTATACTTTTTTTCAGAAAACCGAGAATTTCCCTTCATTATGTAGTGTTTTAGACTCTTTAAATTGGAAAAAATATAATAAATTTATAGAACTTAAAGACCACCCGAACCATCCAAATATGCCCTAATAAATGAAGAAGTTGTATAAAGTTGCAATGATTCTTTAAAATTTGACACAAATTCGTTTATTAATGTATCGCTTCCTGTTAATGGAATTATATTCACAAATGATTTTACATCATTGTGTTTAAAAATTTCTATTTCAATGTGTAGTTTACAATAATCTGTATCATACATTTTATACCAGTATATATTGTTTTTTTTATCATATCCAATTACTTTTTCTTTACAATAATCACTTAAAATTGTATAAACTATATTTGAAATCTTATTTATATTGATATTAACATTAAATCTCATTAATTTTAGATCTATATATCTGAAATTATCTATAGACCTTATAGAGTGATCAGTTAATCTTTTATAATAGCAAACTGACATTTTAATAAATGTATTTTGATATGTGTTTATGTTTTTATTTTTTATTCAAAATTTTCATTCAATTTTTTTTTATATACTTTTTTATATAATTCAATTACTTTTATAACATTGAAGATTTATCAGCATTTTTGGTTATAATATTTTAGACAAATAATATAAAGATATAAGCATAATTAATATAACGCTATTATGGTAAAGATTTGTTCATATAACTATCCGAAATCAAACGAAGAAGATTATAAAAAGTATTATGAAAATTATTCATATCAATTACACGATTTTCAGAAATGGTGTGTTGAAGGAGTTATTACTGGAAATCATGTCTTAATTACGGCACCAACCGGTACAGGAAAAACATTTGGTGGCGAGTTTGCCATAAATTATTTTCATTCAAAATGTAAGAAGATAATTTATACTAGTCCTATTAAAGCTCTATCAAATGAAAAATTTTATGCATTTACTAACAAATATCCTCATATAAGCATTGGACTGATCACAGGCGACATTAAGACAAATCCAGACGCAGATGTGTTAATCATGACCACAGAAATCCTGCTTAATAAATTATACCAAATTAAAAGCAATTCATCGGTAAAATCTTCTGTATCATTTGATATGGATATTGAAAACGAATTAGGTTGTGTAGTGTTTGATGAAATACATTTTATTACAGACGAATCACGCGGTTCGATTTGGGAACAATGTATCATGCTATTACCATCTCATATTCAAATAATTGGATTATCTGCTACATTAGATAACCCTGAAAAATTTGCGTTTTGGCTAGAAACAAAAGGAGATATTACCAAACCAACCGAAAAAGAAGTTTATCTAACTAAAAAACAAGTGAGAGCAGTTCCTCTTACTCATTATAGTTTTATAACTACTCCTAATTCTATCAATAAACATGTAAAAGATAAGGCTACACAAGAAGAAATTAAACGTCTCACCAATAA